AAGCTTCTTCATCAACTGATCGCCCGCATCGAAACCCAGGACGATTATAGTCTTGGCTTCGTTTTGAAGCGAAAGCTTGAGACCATCTCGGAAGAACAGAGATACATGGCTCTCTTACGAGGAGCCATCGGGGCAGAGATTGTCTTCGATAAGCTTCTTCTTCCGACAGAGATCCGTTTGATCGATATGGCCTCTATCGAATGGTTCGAAAAGACTTCTGGGCAGTATAAACCCGTTCAGAAGGTGGCCGGTTCGAATAACGGCATTTCGCTCGATGTTCCTACTTTCTTCGTGTCTTTCTTTAGACGCGATCCGACTAACATCTATACCAACTCCACCTTTGTTGCAGCTATCAACACTATTGCAGCTAGGCAGTTAGTGATTAACGAGTTGTACAGGATTATGCAGATTACGGGGTATCCCCGTATTCATCTGAAGATCCTGGAAGAAGTTGTGTATAAGAACGCGCCTGCTGACATTAAGCAGAGTGCAGAGAAGATGCGCGAGTGGGTAAACAATCTTCTTTCAAACACAGCGAATACCTTTGCCACTATTCGCTCTGATCAGCCATTTGCGACTACGGATAGTATTGACGTGAAGATGATCAATGAGAAGGCTGCGGGGGCTTCTCTTGATATCTCTCATGTTATTAATGTTCTTAATGCCCAGAACCAAGCTGCTCTTAAAGTCGTTGCTACTGTTATCGGTAGGGGCGAGAGTGGCGTGAACACGGCTTCGGTCGAGGCGCGTATCTTCAGCATGAACTCGGATGACCTTAACGATCCGATTGCTGAGATATACTCTAATATGTTCACTCTTGCGCTTCGTCTTCAAGGAAGTCCAAGCCGAGTTATTTTCAAGTATCTTCCGGCAGAGTTGAGGCCCGACACAGAGTTGGAGCCACAACTCACCCTTCGTCAAGATCGTATTTTGACGGCTCTCTCCCATGGTCTTATTACAGATCAAGAGGCTCATTTATTTCTTTTCAACAGACTTCCTCCTGATGGTTCTAAAGAACTATCTGGCACGGGGTTCTATACAACCAAGACCAACGCTGAAGATGTATCTTCTAATGCTGATCCTATGGGACGCTCTTTAGCTCCTCCTGGTGGTGATGCTGCGAAGAGCAACGGCGTTGGCGGGAAGAAATAATTTAGTACTGAGGGTTTTGATGATTTTAGATAAGTCTATCGAAACACGAGTGGCCCTGACGGAGCAGTCTGTGTTTGCAATAGCTGAAGATATTCAGTTCATACGCAAACAGCTAGAGGGTATTAACTCGGCAGTACAGCAGATGGTGAAGCTTGAAGAGCGGCAGATCTATAATCAAGCCGCAATCGAGAGGTGTTTTAACACTATTGCTTCAGCCAAAGAAGATGTTAAACAATTGGAAACTAAGCTCCAAAAGCTTCAGTCAGAGGTCCAAATGTGGATCAACAGAGGTATTGGGGTTTGGGTGGCTGCCTCTTTGTTTATGATGTTGTTCGGGGGCGCACTAGTATGGTGGGTTAGTAGTGTGACAGAAAAAGTCTTCTTAAGAAGCTAGTTCTGTGAAAACACTCTTTCCGACGTTGTTTAATTAAGGTATATATCTTCGGATCGGGAAAGGTAGATAGATGAAACGCCTACAAATCACTCCGGAGATTGAGGCACGGCTGAAGAACTCGGTGGGTTCTCTGCCCGTGAACGTCGCCGTTTTCGAGTGCATTGCGATCAATACGCTTCCTGTTCGCAAGCGCGGATCTATCTACGACAAGAGCACTCTGGCGGCGACGACGATCCAACAGATGGCAGCGTTTTTGCAGGGCGCGGGCAGTTTTGTCCCCCTGCATACGCGCCATGCTCAGGGCTACGAGATGCCCGTTGGCCGGGTCTTTTACGGCCAGATGTTCAACAATGATACGGGTCAAGTTGAACTTCGCACTCAGTTTTTTGTAGATCTCACCGATGCCGAAGGTGTCAGTTTCGCAGGTAAGATCGACAATGGTACGATTGACGAGGTATCAATCAATCTTCTTCCGAAGCATTTGAATTGTTCGGAATGTGGGTATGACTATCTCGATACCGCGAACATGAACGCCAATCCTTACGCTCTTTGGGACAGGACTTGCCCTAATGATCACACGGTAGGCGTGGATGGTGTTCACGTAATCGTCAACGGTCTTGACCGTTGGTATGAACTTTCCCTGGTGTCTCTAGGAGCCGCCAATGGGGCCAAGATCATTGCTCCAGGTGCTACAAAGTTGCATCTCGGGGATGAAGATCGTCAACGTCTTGCGGCTACTGGTGTGCAGCCCGAGGCAATTGTTCTAACCGCCAGCACACTTCAACCGAAGGAGAAACCGGAAATGCCCGGTGAAAACGATACCAAGACTACCGGCATTCCGGTAGATCAGTTTATCGAGGTGAACAACAAACTCACCTTGGCTACCCATGAACTGACGCAGAAGACGGCGCGGGTCACGGAACTTGAAGCTCAGTTGGCCGAACTTCCTGGTCTTAAGGAAAAGGCCACCAAGTTCGATACCAATTCCAAGGCTCTGACTGATGTCGAGGCCTGGGTCAAGGATCAGGCGAAGAAGGCGGCAGTCGCGGTCGGCTTGGCCGAGACGGCGGTCCCGGCCACTTTCGCTGAACAGACCAAGTTCATTGAGGATTGCAGCGTGAAGCTTCATGCTCTGATCCCGAACGGTGGTGTTTCGCAGGGTGCGGATGAAGGCAAGGGTTCTACCCAAGTCCCCAGTCGGGCATCTTCTTTCTCGACTAAACAGCGTTAACGGGAGATCAGGACATGACCGGCGTAATCGGTGCGGGTGTTTCTCTGGAAGGAATTTTCTTTCCTGATTTCGAAGTGACCATGCTCATCTCGGGTACGGTCACGAAGGCGGATGAAGGCAAGGCGGTGGCCATCGATAACACCGCCAGCAATACCGTCAAACTTGCGGCGGATGGAGATCCTGTTTTCGGTCGCTTGCAGGCCTATGAAAACCGGGTTCAGGAAGGCATCAAGGTTGCTACGGTTGCGACGAAGTTCATCGCAACTCTGCCGATCAAGGCAGCTTCGGGCGTTGCCCGTGGAGACAGCATCCAGGGTGCGGGCGCGGGTGAGATCAAGCCGATTGGTGTCTCGGCGGCGACGGACGTTAACTCCAAGTACGTCCTGAACTCCATTGTGGACCTCACGAACGGCGATAGTGGCTACGTTGTCGCCCCGTTGGCTGGTACGATCACCAAGATCCAATCGGTTCTTCTTGGTGGTGCTGTTACCACCAATGATGCAGTCGTGACTGGCAAGATCGGATCTACCGCGATCACGAATGGTGTTGTGACTATCGCTCAGGATGGTTCTGCCATCGGGGATGTAGACGTTGCTTCGCCTTCGGCAGCAAACGTCGTCGCGGCGGGCGATTTGATCAAGTTCACGGTCTCGGGCACCCCTGGTGGTTCTCGTACTGCGAATATGTCAATCCTGGTCAACACGGGCATGGATGGTGCGGATATCGAATTGTCCAGCCATAACCCCCGTAACCGAGTTCTTGAACTCGTCACTCGTGACAGCGTTGCTTGCGCTGTTGTGGCTTTCCTGTAAGGAGCGTAAAAAGACATGGCAACGCATCGTCCCCTTAGCGAGATCAAGCGGCAGGCTCCTGAAGCCGTGCTTGCGGGTTTGCGCGATCCTGACTTCGATACCAGCCGTAAAGCTGGTCTTCGTCTCGCTCAGGAAGCGGCGGGCTTCGGCCTGGACATGACCGACTACCTCATTCTGTCCGTAGATCCTCGTCTTTCGGAGAAAAACGCTCAGTTCCAGGTGGCCAACGGTCAGTTCCTCAATGGCCTGGAAGCTTCAATGCTTCACCTTCAACTGCCGTTCCGGAACGATTTCGAGAACGGTGTCACCATCCAGGCGGCGTCTGATACTTTCCAGACTTTCGCTGGTACTCGTCTGCTGTTCCCCGCTGTGGTGGATAGCATGGTCAAGTGGACCAACCGCATGAACATGGTCGAGAGCGTGGCGGCACTCGTCTCGTCTACTCGTACCATCAATGGTGCGGAGATGATCTCCGAAGTCATTGAAGATGACAGTGAACGTCGCCGGACGAGCACCATCTCTGAGTTGGGCCGTATTCCGGTGCGTTCGATCAAGTCTTCGAACACGACGGTCAACATCTACAAGCATGGCTCGGGTATTCGTACTTCCTACGAGTTCTCTCGTCGCGCTTCCATTGACGTTCTGATCCCCTTCGCTAATCGAGTTCAGCGCGAACTGGAGATCTCCAAGGTCAATGCGGCTACCTACATCCTGATCAACGGTGATGGTGTCAATGGTGCCGCCACGGTCGTTGATTACAGTGACTTCGGTGGTACGCCTTTTGACGGTTCGGGCGACGTTCTTCTTTACAAGCCCATCGTCAAGTGGCTGACGGCACGGGCGAAGGCCGGTGTCCCGGTCGATACCGTGGTCGGTAACTGGGAGATGTATGTGGAGTGGATCTTCCTCTTCACCCCCGGCGTGAACAACCGCTCCGATGCGGAAGCCATCGCGGCGCAGGGTGGTCCGAGGATCGTTCCCTCTCTTCCGATCCTGAATGGGGATGTCACCTTCGCTCTTTCCTCGGCCATGCCTGGGAACCAACTCCTGGGCATGACCCGTGGTGAGACGTTGGAAGAACTGGTTGAGGCCGGTTCCGACATCTCTGAGAGCGAACGGATCATTCAGAACCAGAGCATTGAGTACTACCGTACTCAGAACTCTGGGTTCAAGCTGGCCTGGGCCGATACTCGGTCGATCCTGGACTTGGAAGCGTAACAACAATGTGGAGAGGGGTATTTTACCCCTCTCCAACCTTGGGAGACTTTCTTCATGAATACCCTAGTTATTGGTCTTAAAGGCCAACAGGTGGTTGAAGCCGCTCACGGCCAGATCATCAAACCGAACCGTCCTTGTGTCCTGCATTCGATGACGGATTTCCTTCAGTCGAAGATCTCTGGAGGTCTTATCAAAGTCCTCGGTCAAGTCAACGATGACGTGACCGACGACAAAGCCAAGGAAGTTTGGATCAAGTGTGGCCGAGATGTCAAACTTGCTACCGATGTTCTTCTGGGTAAGGCCCAAGTTCCCGAGAAGCAAAAGGCCGACGACGCTCAGAGATCCGAGAAGGATCTCCAGGAAATGTGGAAGCAAGTCGAGGGCGCTCGCGCGGAAGCTGAGAAGGCTTATGCGGAAGCCGATAAGGTCAAGGCTGATCTCGTGAAGGCTGAAGCCGAGGTGAAGCTCGCCCGTGCTGATGCCGAGATCGCGAAAGCGGAGGATGAGACGGCGAAGGCCGATCTGGAGGCTGCCATTTCGAAGAAGGAACTTTCGGCCTCCAAGTCTGAGAAGAAGTAATCCGCATGAAATACGTAGAAGCAGACCAAGATGCTTCGATCTACATCCCCTTCAAGGTGGATGGAGACTTTGTGGTTCCTGATGAAGATAGTGTGGCTTACCAGCTATACGACAACGCTGGGGAACCTCTTGGGGATGCAACCGCCGTCGCGCCTACTTCAGGCGCGACGGTAGCCATCATCACGATTGATGCCGACAATAACTCCAAGGGTGATTTGACAACTGCTCTTCGAACTATTGTTGTCAGTTTTACTTATAATTCAAAACCTTTCAAGTACAGAACATCTTATACCCTAATAGGTTTCATGAACCATGGGCTAAGTGAAGAAGATGTTCGTGCTAGTGCAGGCTTGGACGATGGGGAATTCCCCGACAGTGATATGGACATTGTTTCGGCCTACCTAAGGCTTGAGCAAGATCTGGGGGCGGATGTACTGGCCGAAGCCCTTTCGGCTGGTGGTACTACC